GAAGGTGAACTTATTGTTGATAAGAAGTTTTACAAAGCAGACTTTGATCAATTAATGTTTGACGATATTCATGGTCCGTGGATTGATAAATTGTTAGAAAAAGCAATGATTCGAAAGAATCAAACTGATGACCCAGACATTGACCCTGAGAGCTACTCAGAAGTAGAAGAAGTTTCAAAACAAGTGATGGATGCGCACTCAGACGCATTCGAAATGTTAGCTAATAGTTAGAGAATATGAACAAGCCAGAAATTTATATTGATGGCTTAAACGTTTTTATGAGACACTTTGCCGCCAATCCAGCAAAGTCCTTAAACGGGCAGCTGTGTGGTGGCATTTTTGGTATGCTAAGAAATATTCAGCATCTGTCTGAAAAGTTTAAGCCTAGTAAAATAGTAGTAGTTTGGGAAGGTGGTGGGTCTGTAAGAAGACGTAATATTGATCCCAATTATAAACAAGGTAGAAGACCTGTAAGATTAAATAGAAGTGAATATAATGCAGACATACCAGACACAGAAGGGAACAGGAATTGGCAGCTAAAAACGTTAGTTAAAATTCTTTATAAAACGCCTGTTACACAAATTTATGTTAACGACTGCGAAGCTGATGATGTAATTGCTTATTTGACTTCAACTAAAAAAGAAAAAATAGAAAAATTAATTGTGACGTCAGACAAAGACTATTATCAATTGATAAATGATATGACAAAAATATGGAGTCCAAACAAAAAACAAATCATAGATAAACAGTATGTTTTAGAAAAATGGAACGTGACACCAAACAACTTCTGTACAACTAGATGTTTCAGCGGAGATCAAAGTGACGGAATAAAAGGTGTTAAAGGAGCCGGCTTCAAAGTTATGTCAAAAAGATTCCCAGAATTAAGTACGTGCAAAGATGTAACTATAAATGATATAATAAACAGGTCAGAGGAAGAAGATAAAAACGGCAGTAAACTAAAGCTATATAAGAACATCATAGCAGAGTCACATAACATAACTAAAAACTGGAAGCTTATGTATCTAGACTCAGCAATGATAAGTGCTGATCAAGTTAAAAAAATTAACTATCAACTAAACAACAAAGAAGAAAAAATAAACAAATTTGAAATAATGAAAATCTTAAATAGTCAAGGTTTAAACTCTTTTGACGTTCATTCATTTCTGCTATCTATAAAATCTAACATGAGGACATTAACATAATATGAGTTTAGAAAAAAACTTTTCAAAATTTGGTAAAGCATTTCAAGAAAAGGTTTTTCAAGGAATGCTGACTGATACAACATGGTCTGGTCAAATGATTGAAGTAGTAAATCCAGAATACTTTGATCTAAAGTATCTTTGCTTCCTATGCGAAAAATACTTCTCTTACTACAAGAAGTACAAAACATTTCCTACGTTGACTATTTTGATTACAATTATCAAAGAAGATTTATCTAAATCAAAGGATGCAATTCTTCGTGATCAAATTATAGAATATCTGCATAGAATGAAAACAAATCCAGACGTTGGTGATCTACAATATGTTAAAGATAAGTCTCTAGACTTTTGCAAGAGACAAGCATTTAAAGAAGCGTTAGAACAAAGTGTAGAATTAATTCAAACAGAAAAGTATGAATCAGTAATGAATATTATGAAAGAGGCAATTTCTGTTGGTATGCCCAATACTACAGGACACGATTTCTTCGATGATATTGAGGCAAGGTTTGTACAAATTAATCGTCTGGTATGCCCAACAGGATTAGATAGATTAGATCAACAAGACATTCTTCGAGGTGGTTTAGGTAGAGGTGAGTTAGGTGTAATTGCAGCAAATACAGGTGTAGGTAAATCTCACTTCTTAGTTGCTATGGGATGTGCTGCAATGCGTGCCGGAAAAAATGTAATCCACTATACTTTCGAACTATCAGAACATGAAACTGGCAAGCGATATGATTCTAATCTTTGTAACATTCCTTCAAACGAAGTAATTGAACGCAAAAGAGAAGTAGTTGATAAGTATGGTAATATGGAGCTAGGAAAACTTATTATTAAGGAATATCCTACAGGCTCAGCATCTGTGCTTACACTAAGAAACCATATTGAAAAATTAACTCTTAAAGGTTTCAAGCCAAGTCTAGTAACAGTTGACTATGCTGATGTCATGAAGTCTTCTAGAGCTTACGACTCATTGCGTCATGAGTTAAAGCTAATCTATACAGAGCTAAGAAACCTTGCAGTTGATTTAAACATTCCTATTTGGACTGCATCGCAAGCCAACAAAGACTCTTCGAAGTCTGATATTGTCGGTCTAGAAAATCTCGGCGAGTCATACGGTAAAGCACAGGTTGCAGACGTTGTATTGTCAATTAGTAGAAAACCTATGGAAAAGTCCGAAGGTACTGGTCGTATTTTTGTTGCAAAGAATCGTGCAGGTCGAGATGGGTTATTATTTCCGATCAATATTGATACTGCAAAATCAAAGTTCGAAATCTTGGACGAAAGCTCTTTAACGCTAAATGAAGCAGTAGCACAAGATAACAATGATATGAAAAATAAATTAAGAGAAAAATGGAAAGAGGTCAACAAGAAAGATGACTAAACTCACAGTAAATAGCGAATTAAAAAAAGTTTTAAGTCATCATAGTATTGATGTAAAAGATTATGTTCCTGCATATAATGGAGAGAGTGCTGGATTAGATTTATTTAATACATCTGATCAAGACATAGTTATTTATCCTTGTAGTTATGAGTCTTCATCAAGATCAGTAAGTGAAGACAAGCTTAATAAATGTCTGATCCCAACTGGAATTAGAGTGCTTATTCCAAAAGGCTATGTTGGACTTATTCAAGAAAGAGGATCAATTGTTAAGTCGACTCTTAAAGTAAGAGCTGGCGTTATTGACGCTGGGTACACAGGAGAAATATTTGTTAATTGCGTTAACATAGGAAGTAGTGTAGCTACAATTTTCAAACAAAACAAACTACCCTTTCAGTTGGTTGTAGTTAAATGTGATAATGAGTTTGAAGTAATAAATGAAGATGAATACTTAAATTTATCACAAGCTTCCAAGAGAAAAGATGGTATGGTTGGAAGCTCAGACTAAAAAGGAAATTTTATGAAAAAACAATGCTATGGTGTAACTATAGATTTAGAAAGAGATAGCAATTTATCAGACTTTGCAAAGAATTTACTTAAAGACTATTATATGAGTGATGATGAATCTTCACCACAAGAAAGCTTTGCAAGAGCAGCCGTAGCATTCTCAGGTGATACTAATGAAAAGAAAAATGTAGAGTTAGCTCAAAGAATCTATGATTATGCGTCTAAAGGCTGGTTTATGTTTTCCAGCCCTATATTGTCAAACGCGCCAAAGCCTAATCAAAAGTCAAGAGGCATGCCTATTTCTTGCTTTCTTACTTACGTCGACGATAGCCTTGAAGGATTAATATCTCACTCAGACGAGCTGCGTTGGATGAGCGTTAAAGGAGGTGGTGTAGGCGGTCACTGGAGTCATGTAAGATCAAACAGCTCTATTTCACCTGGGCCTATTCCTTTTCTAAAAACAGTAGATAGTGATATGACTGCTTATCGTCAAGGTAAAACTAGAAAAGGTTCATATGCAGCCTATATGGATATCTCGCATCCTGATATCTTAGAGTTTCTAAACATTAGAGTGCCGACAGGTGGCGATGTTAATCGTAAGTGTTTTAACTTAAACAACGCTGTAAATGTTACAGACGAGTTTATGGAAGCAGTAATGAATAATAAAGAGTGGAACTTAATCGATCCAGATGACGGTTCTACTAGAGAGTCTATTAACGCGAGAAAGTTATGGCAAAGAATTCTTCAAATTAGGTTTAGAACAGGTGAACCTTACATCAATTTTATTGATGAAGCAAACAAACACTTACCACAGTTTCAAAAAGATCTAGGTCTTAAAATTCATGGAAGTAACTTGTGCAACGAGATCCATCTTGCAACTTCAAAAGACCGATCAGCTGTTTGCTGTCTTAGCTCTTTAAATGTAGAAAAATATGACGAGTGGAAAGATTCAACAATTGTAGGTGATTTAATTGAATATCTAGATAATGTAATTACTTACTTTATTGAAAATGCACCAGCCAGTCTATCAAATGCAATTAGATCTGCTTCTCTAGAAAGAAGTTTAGGATTAGGTGCTATGGGATTTCACGCTTATTTACAATTAAAGAATATTCCGTTTGAATCAGGAATTGCTATTGCGGCAAATAAAACCATATTTATGGACATTAAAGAAAAAGCAAAACAGAAGACAGCAGAGTTGGCTGAATTAAAAGGAGAGTGTCCTGATGCAATTGGTTATGGTGTAAGAAACTCTCATTTACTTGCTATAGCGCCAAATGCGAACTCTTCTATTATCGCATGTACTTCACCTTCAGTTGAACCGTGGAAGTCAAATGCATATACGCATAGGACGCGCGTTGGATCTTACTTAGTCAAAAATGCGCAATTAGAGAAAGTTATAACTACATACTCTGACGACTTAAAAGTAAAAGACAAAGATCAATGGTTGAAAGATCAATGGACTTCAATCATCTTAAACGAAGGATCTGTACAGCATTTAGATTGGATGTCTGATTGGCATAAGCAAGTTTTTAAAACTGCATTTGAATTAGATCAAAGATGGATTGTAGATCATGCTGGTGATAGACAAGAGTTCATATGTCAAGGACAAAGTATCAATCTTTTCTTCCCAGCAGGCACACCTAAGTCATATGTTAATGCTGTACATGTTAGAGCATGGAAAAAGAAACTAAAAGGCTTATATTACTTAAGAACTAATGCCGGCGCTTCTGCAGAAAAGGTTAGTCAAAAAGTTGAACAAGATAAGCTTCAAGACTTTGCAGATCCTGATGATTGTTTAAGTTGTCAAGGATAGTTACTACAAAGGTTAAACAAAGGTTATAAATTTATGTCACTATTAAAATACAATACTACATACAAGCCGTTCATGTATCCTTGGGCTATGGAAATAGCAGAGTCTCACGAAAAGATTCACTGGGGAAGTTGGGAAGCTAAACTGGCTGAAGATGTTAATCAATGGAAAGGTGGAAAGATTTCTACCGAAGAGAAAAATCACATTACACAAATACTAAGACTTTTTACACAGAGCGATGTACAAGTTGGTGGTAACTATTGTGATTTGTTTATACCAAAATTTAAAAACAATGAAATAAGAAGCATGCTACTTTCATTTGCAAATCGCGAAGGTACCCACCAAAGAAGCTATGCTTTGCTTAATGATACATTAGGGCTTCCAGAAGAAGAGTATAGCGCTTTCTTAGAGTATAAACAAATGAGTGATAAAATTGAATTCATGCAAAAAAATGATGTTAGTACTAAAAAAGGTTTAGGGCTAGCACTTGCACAGTCGGCATGTAACGAAGGAATGAGTTTATTTTCAGCTTTTGTTATGCTGCTTAATTACCAGAGATTTGGTAAGATGAAAGGAATGTGTGAGATTGTTGAATGGTCGATTCGCGACGAGACAATGCATGTTCAAGGAATGACTCAATTATTTAGAGAATATATGAAAGAGCACCCTAGGGTTGTTAACAATGAGTTTAAAAAATCTATATATAAGATGTATAGACAAGCTGTCAAGTTAGAAGACAAAGTTATCGACCTAGCATATGAAATGGGTGACATAGAAGGGTTAGACAAAGAAGAAGTTAAAATTTATATTAGATATCTAGCAGATCGACGTCTAATTCAACTTGGTCTTAAACCTAACTTTAAAGTAAAAAACAATCCACTAGATTGGTTGGATTGGATTATTAATGGAGATTCTTTTAAGAATTTCTTTGAAGGAACAGTAACAGATTATAATGCCGATGGAATGAGTGGAGACTCATGGGGCTGGGAAAATTTTTAAGGAACAATATGAATACAGAAATTTTATTTTTTAGCGCACCATGGTGCGGACCATGCAGGTCAATGAAAAGTCAATTAAACGAATCAGTAAAGAGCGAATTGAATATTCGAATGATTGACATTACTGAAAATATGGATATGGCAACTGAGTTTAAAGTTTTAAACGTACCTACATTTGTAAAAGTTGTTAATGGAAAAGAAGTTAGTAGAAAATCTGGTGCTATGTCACTAAATAATTTGAGAGAATTTTAATCTACATTTATAAATTTCTAATCTAATTTTTATAATATTAAAACAAAACAGATAAAGGTATCAAAAATATATGAATTTTTTAACGGATATTTCGCCTAGAATTAAAACGATTGAACTTCGTCAAGACCCTATTATTATAGTAGTAAACGAATTTAATGAAGAGTCTGCAACAGAGTTTTCAACTGCAATGTCTTTAGCACAAAATACCGGTCAAAAAGTAGTGCCAGTAGTAATTGACTCATATGGCGGCCAAGTTTATTCTCTTATGTCTATGATTTCATCTATTAAGTCTTCTACGATTCCAGTAGCAACTATAGTTCAAGGAAAGGCTATGTCTTGTGGTGCAATTCTTTCTTCTTTTGGCTCTGACGGGCTGCGTTTTATGGATAAGGATGCTACACTAATGATTCATGATGTTGCTAGTTTTGCTTTTGGCAAAGTTGAGGAATTAAAGGCAGATGCTAGAGAATCTGAAAGATTGAATAAAAAAGTTTATCAAATGATGGCAAGAAATTGTGGCAAGCCTGATGATTACTTTACCAAACTTATTCATGACAAAGGACATGCTGATTGGTTTCTTGACGCAGATGAAGCGCTAGAACACGGAATAGTTCAGCATTTAAGAGTTCCAAGGTTAAAGGCAACAGTTTCTGTAGATATTGATTTAGATTAAATTAATGATTAGTTATATTTATATTTTATAAAAGACTACAAGGATTAATTTAACATGCAACACAAGCTAAAAAACTATATTTATGAACAAATTCTAATTATGGAGCAAAAAAACCTTATAGAAGAAAATAAGGTTTTAAAAGCTCTAACAACAGTAGGACTAGCTGCAGCTGTATATTTTGCTACAGGATTAATTACAAAAGACGAGGGAGTTAGTTCTGATGAAGCTTTAAACAAAGCAACACAAAGTAAACAGTTGTCTGATAAAGACAAAAGAGAATTTAAAAGAGGAATAAATATAGCACAAGAATTAGTTGATAATGGAACCAGACCTGAAACTATTGTAAAGCATGCTCAAAATGACCCAGGCGTTGCACCATTATTTAAAACTCTTTTTATGAATACAGACCAACCTACAGATCAAGAGCAAGAAGATTTAGAATCAGGAAGCATAAGAAAAATACCTATTGCAAGTGTTGAAGAAGTTACCCAAGATTATATAGATCATGTATTTAAATATACGCCGGAAGAACTACAAAAATATTTAAAAACTGAAGCTGCAAGATCTGCACTAACTATAAGTTTTGGTGATGAAGACATATGCCTTTTAGACATTAGTAAAGAAGATCTATCTGAGCTT